TCTTCTTTAGAAAACCACCTATTATTAGGATCCTGATTATTATAAGCGTCATTTACTCGTTTTTTCGCTGCCTCTCGCTCTGCATTGATTTTGTTAACCCTTGCTGCTGATTTAGGATTTTTAGCAGCCCGAATATCCTTGTCATACTCCGAATCGATTACTCGAAGAGTAACCTTTTTATCATTTTTCGATATCGTCGGGTTGTTAGGATCCTGATTTTTATACGCATTCTTAATCCTATCTTTTGCCTGTTTCCTACGGGCATTGATTTCATTAACTTTTTGTTTGGTTTCTATCTTCCCAAGTTTCTTGTCGATTTTGAGATTCTTGTATTCGAGATCCGAAATCTTAGCATTCAGCTTATCGCTTTTCATATTAAGCTTCGCAATTTTATGCTCATATTTCGCCTTCTTTCTCATCTGAATCTCGCCAAGAAGCCCTGCATCTTCACCTCGAGTCCGATATTTCATAGCGGATTTAGTGATTCTACTAGCATTAACCTTGTCTAACTTAGCCTGGTATTTCTTTGCTTTTGCAACGTCTTTGGCATTTCTAGGCTTAGCCAATTCTTTTTTATACTGAGAAATTTTCGCATTGTTAGATGCCTTTTTCCCTTCGAGCTTGGCCTTTTTTCTAGCAAGACCCTGTTCTTTACCGCCCTCACCACTTTTTCGTGGAACTTGACTATAAGACTGATATCGTCTTATTCCCCATTTCATTCCAAGTACGCCATGATGTTCGAGATGGTCACCATCCATCAGTTCTGAAATGAGGACGTTGTCATAGTACATTGTTTTACACATAATTATTCAAATGCGTCCTTATTCGCTTTGTACGCTATGTAAGCATCCATCATAGCTGCAACGTTATCAATTTTCATTTCATGTCTCTTCTTAAGCAGTTTCCTATTACCGTTTGTATCTTCGAGAGTTATGCAGTTCCCCATTGCGAAAGTCATAAGTTCCTCATCGAAGATCAACATTCTCTCTGAAGCGAGCGTCTTAAGTTCTCCGAGTGGAACTGATTCCGTTCTGGCTCCCTGCGGAACCTTCTCTATACCAAACGGTCCATTCTCCTGTTCCCATCGTTCAACGAATTCCTTAGCGTTATAGGGGTCATAACCAAAGCACATAACATCGTATTCTTGATCAATGATGTGCTGATCCAGATCCTCATAAACCTGCATCATATCAAGAACAGTCCCCTCTAAAACAATGAGACTACCTTCTTTTATAAACTCGTTGTACTTGAGTCTCATAGCAAGAGGCAGTCTATTTAAAGTCAGGGTTGTAATGTAGCTTCTTGTCTTTATGCCGAAAGATCCATTCGACAATGGGAATAAGAAAGTAAATGCACAAAAGTCGTCACCCTGCGAAAGGTCAGCTCCGAGAGCACACGGCATCTTCCAATAAGATCTCTTGCGTTTATGTCTAAGAGTCTCTTCGTATGTAAAGAAGTACGTGTAACCTTCCATCGGGATTCCAAACCTTTTAGCAAGGATATCGTTTCTAGCAGCTGGAGCATTCTCAGCCCTCTCAACATCCAATTGATAAGTTTCATAACTTACAGTCTTTCCAAGGTTTGGATTTGCTTTTATCCATGTATCCGGATCTGCTACTTCGTTAATGTCGTCAAGCCGGTAATACCAAATGGATACATGAGGGTTCTCATACTCTCCCTTGAGAATCTTCATAAGCTCCATTTTGATTGTATCGCCTGACCCATTACGAACAGTTCCTTCCGAACTCGTTGCTACGATCAGATAGTCATCAATCTTGGAAGCACCCTGCTCGATAGCACCAATCGGGTCTTCTCTCAGATCACCAGACAACCATTCATCAACTGTTGCGACTTTACATCTGAGTCCCTGTAGCTTGTTAATACTCAATGGACGAATCTCTAACAACGATCCGGTCAGAAAGTTCTCAATACCTTTCTTCGTGGACGCGAGCTTTGTACGATTCGCTTTGGATCCCGTAGTATTCTGTAAAGATCCCTCCGTTAAGAACTGAAACAAAGGTCCACGGGCCCTAACAATTGACGTCCTGATTGGCGACAGCACTTCCTCGGACAGCTTCATCGTCGGAGCCGTCGTTATCTGATGAGTTGTTGACGTATCGCAATTCAAAAAGTAACTTTGTAGACATGAGTCATACATTGACTTGGCAGCACCACGAGCAATAATTAGGAACTGCTTGTTTATTAGCCTCTTCTTTACTATCTTCCTTTCATAGTGGACGCCTGATCCTTCTTCATTTGGCACCGGCACTTCTTTTTCAACAAAGTACCACCATCCGAAGATCTGCTCAGCCCATAGCTTAAAAGTTTCGAGAAGATTTAAATCTGTGCCGTCGGTCAATGTTAATTCGTTTTCACAATACTTGATGAACCCATTGATTGCATCAGCATCGTAATAGATTCCAGGATTCTCAATAAAAGAATCGATTCGATTCATCTCCATTGAAATTTCCTGATTCACATATACGTCCCCTCTTATTACAGCTTCTCGAAATCTACCATAATAATAAGGAGTCGCTGTATTAGATAAGGACATACTAACCTCCAAACAAAAAGTCTGGTGGCCAGCCTAACTGAATACCACCAGACAATCCAACTATTTACCAGACTGAATATTCATGATAGCATCACGAATCATCTGCGCTTCGTAGTCGTTCTTAGCTTCACCCATTACATCCTCGAGTGCCGCGATCATGCGATCTCTCGTGCTGTGACCACTTCGACCAGATTCATAAGAGCTTCTGCCATAGTATGGACCCATATAATGATCGTCAGAATACGAACCCATACCATTAACACCCCTGCTCACGAATCTACCGGTCACCATGCTTCTTCCACGAGTACCACTATACTCGTTTCCGTAGCTACGAGCATAATTTCTCTGAGAATACTCACTCATACCATTATCCTCGTACCACTCCTCAAGCTCTTTCATCTTGAGCATTGCACATACGGCATCGCACACAGTTTTCACCTGTCCAGGAGCAAAGGTTCCTGCCGTCTTAACTTTTGTCATCTCCTCTCTAAGATCCTTCTCAAGAATCTTTTCAACGGATTTCATCAGTTCCATATCGTCTTCGTGCATGTCCTTCCTCCTTTCTAGTTTCTAGCTCGATTAATACTAATAGTCGCATTCTGCATATAAATCGGCTGAGAACTAAGATTTCTAACCGTTATTGTTTCGCAGCATCCTGCCCATACATCAGCATCTATCTGTCTTGCAACATTAAAATATTCGTTAACTGCCGCAGGAGTAACAATCATTTCACTTGCTGGGATTGTAGACCCATCGAGCGTGATTCCAACGGAAATTGGTTCGACAGTACCTCCCTCAGCAATGGCGATGTTTGCTCCAAAATCTACGATATAATCGGCAGTCTTCTTGCATCTGCACGCGACCGCGCCGCTAAGAAGAAAGCCGCCAGTCTGGTTTCTATGTCTTACAAAACCGCTTGTGCATGGCTCAACCACGGTCGAAAAGATAGCATCTTCGCCAGGATTGATTATCTGCACAGTATCCGCTGAGAATACAGCCATAGCGCCACCCCTTTCTAGTTGCATCCGCAACCGTAGAAGTTCTGGCCACAACTACATCCATTCGGGTTCTGTACTACATATGCTGGGACCGGTGTCGGATTCAGTGCCTGTCTAAGAGTCGCTGTCTGAGCAGAGTTATCTGCCATGATCTGGGCAGTCTGAGCGCTCTGCGAAGCGGCAAGATCCTTCATCGACAGCTGAGTCCTAAGAGATGCAATCTCCTCGTTCTTAGCATCGATCTTGTCCTGGCACATCTGGTTATAGATTCCCTGGAATCCGGCATTCATAGCGTTTGTCACAGCATTCAGAGCATCATTAACAGACTGTCTGTCTGCGCAAGCTTCTGTAGCAACCGTATACTTCAGGTCCGCAAGTCCTGCGCGATTATCGCAACAGCACTGCTGAAGATTTGCTGAGATGTTGTTCATTGCCTGAAGAGCATTTGCCTGGGAATTGCATCTTGAAATCTCAGCACTTGCGAATCCATTTGTAACAGCTGTCGAAAGACTGTTAAGTTCGCCAATTACTGCCTGCTGATCAAATCCTCTCTGTATGTCATTGTTCACTGCCATACATTGGACCTACAGGCATTACCATACCGTTTCCATTTTCACTAAGTGACATTTCTACGTTTACCTCTTTCATTAACTTAATAATAAAGAAATAGTTTATGTATACTTCATCTCGGCCAAGAATTAGTAACTATTTTCCCATCAGTTGCTGAAACATCTGAGCCATGGAGCTCAACTGATTGAACTGCTCCTTGACATAAGTGACAAGCTCGTTCGTATCGACGAGGATTACTTTTGCTCCTGGAGCTACTGGATAGTCTTCAGCGGCCGCTCGTCCACCATTAATCGGAACGACCGAGACCTGGTTCTGCATGGTGGGCATACTTCCGCCCCACGCTCCGTTAGGTTGCTGCGGCATCATTCCTGCTCCCTGAAAACTTGGAGGTGTGTTAACCCATTGTCCAGCAGAATTGAAATAACCCATAGTTTATTGCTCCTTTCTCCAATAAAAGAGAGGCACCATATCTCCGGTGTCTCCAGTATCGTAATAGTCGCCATCGACCACGGCAATAACATGTCCATTAAGTGCAAGTAGATACTTACCAACCGGAAAGTCGTGGCAGAAATCTTTTACTGTATAACAGTCTGGACAAGTATCTGGTAAACGAGTTCGTCTATAACCACGATTGTATAAATACTCGCCCCAAACCTCATTATAAGAAGGCATCTTATGCATAATGAATCCCTGAAGACAAATCATGAAATATGTGCGTTCCCATGATTGATTCATGAGTTTAGAAATGCCTCTTATAACACAATCTCCAGTATCCCAATGACCAGGATTGGGATTATAGTATATGAACATTTATCTCTTTTTTCTTAATCTTTTAACGGGTCTTTCGGCGTCATCAATCTCTCTCAATAATCGATCAATCTCTTCTTTAGAAGCTCGCTTACCACTGGCAACGTTATCGTAAAAGTCTGAAGTCTTAGTAGGCGTCTTTACAGAACGCGAAGAATTATCTAAGGACTTATTTCCATTACCAGATGGCTTCGGTTCCGATGCCGATTGTGTTTTCGGAGACCGCGAATGATTACCAACTCGTGATTCGAAATAATCGTCAGACTCTCGTGTGTTGGAAACGTTAAACCTTTTAGCATCTTCATCGATAAGATCACGAGTGGACCTATAATCTCTCTTAGTTTCTTCAACTGTTGGGTTAAACTTTGAAGTCCATTTCTCAGATCGCTCTTTGCCAGACTCGATATCCTTAAGAGTTCGATCTAGATAGCTAGCCCGGTCTTTTCTATACTTCTCACTATCCTTGAGTTCCTGACGAGCACGCTTACGCATCTCAGTCTCGTTTTTATCGATTGTAGCTAAATTAGTCAGTCGTTTTGTCGCTGTTTCGAGGTCTTCTTTCGAAAGTTTAGACTGAAGTGTCTTAATATCTTGAGCTGTGTTACCACTATCAATAATGGTTTTAAGAACTTTCGCAGACGCATCTGCTTTCTCGGCAGCAGTCTTAGCATTCTTAGCATCACTATAAAGATCTTTAATGGTCTTAATGTTCTTATAGGTATCAATGCCTGTCCCTATAACACTATTTACATCCTTAACCTGTCCAGCGAACGTTTTCAGCTTATCCATCTTCGTTGGATTCTGCTGTCTGACAAGCGAAGCGACTCTTGCTTCTGTATTGATTCTTTCAATAGCAGCATTAAGCTGTTTGTTAGTTAACTCACTTCTATGCTCATAGACCTGTTTCGCATCTCCGGAGTTTACAATCTTCTCAAGCTCCTGCTGTCTCTGTCTTGCAGTCTTAGCCTGCTTCTCTATTGCGGCTTTAGCCTCGGCCGATTTCTGTTTTCTAGTTTTCTTTACATCAGAGACTTTCCTACTAGAAGCCTTCTTTGAAATAACCGGCTTGGCGGAGCTCTTGCTCTTCTTTTTAGCCGTACCAGTCTCTTTACCTGCTTTACCAGATTTTCTTGGTATCAGTGAATAAGGTTGGTATCTTCGAATTCCCCATTTCATTCCAAGAACACCGTGATGTTCAATGTCGTTCTCAGGATCAACATTGATTATGTCACTAAGATACTTATTCTGCATTTTTCAATTCCTCTGAAAATATCTGTAATCTCCACTCAAGTTCGGAAGCTCTCTGTTCATAAGAACTCGTTACAGAGCCGTTCCCTGGTGGATCAAAAATCAACTTTGTCTTCAAGAATAGATACTCTTTCACTGATTCGAGATCAAAGCACTCAAATTCGTCCCATGTATTATCTGGACCG